GGTAACAACACCAAACACTACGTTTGAGCCTGTGTATACAGTGGATGTAGTAGTGAATGATGAAGTTGCTAACAGCTTTGAAGCTCGTGGGTTTAAAGTAAAAGACTTATCTATTAAAGATGAGAACGGTGGGCAAACACCTGTTGGAAGAGCCTTGACAATAAAAAGAAAAGTAAACGGACCGAATGGCATGGTAAGAAATGCACCTAAACTTTTTGACAAAGAGAAGAATGTGATGGATGACATCATAGGTAATGGTTCTCATGTTAAGGTACAGTACAATGAGTGGGAAGTTGATAACAAGTATGGTGCGTTCAAAGGATTGGACTTACAAGCCATGCAGGTACTTGACTTAGTGGCTATGAAGACACAAGACGGTGCTGAACTTAACCCGTTTGGAGACGGGGAGGAATTTTAGTATGATTATTACTATAACAAATGACGAAGGAATAACATCTTATGATGTTAATAATATAACAGACGAACAAGCTCAAGCTAATGCTCGTGTAACTATCAATAAAGTTACCACATTAGAGGTTGTTCTTGAAGCTTTAAGCTTTGCCAGTGCTACTCACAGGGGTAATCTTGAAACCCTCTTGAAGGATTCTCCTGAAGCAATGGTAGAGTCTGAAGAAGAAACAGTTGATGAGGACGCTTCAAGCGAAACCTAATTAACTTTTCTTATCTCCATCTAAAGCCACTCTCTAATACAGGGTGGCTTTTCTATTTACAAGAGGGTAAACTATGAAACAAAGTACATTTATAAAATATCATGTTCCGTGTCACGAATGTGGTAGCAAAGATGCAGTATCAGTAAACGCTGATGGCTCTGCAAAATGTTTTAGCTGTGACAAATTCTATTCTAACTATGAGGGAAAAGTAATACCAATGGATAAATATATACAACAACAACCGAGTCCTGTTAAACAACTCAATGCTCACGGTGGAATTTTCGCCAAGCTAACTGACAGGAACATCTGCAAAGAAACAGCAGAAAAATATGGAGTTAAAGTTGTCTTCGATTCAGCAGGACAATTGGCTCAACATCTATATCCCTTCTATATTAATCATGAGCAATGTGCTACAAAGATTAGATATGTAAGGGACAAACGCTTTAGCTTTGAGGGTACTATCCAAGACTCAGGTCTGTTCGGACAGAATCTTTTCAAAGAGGGTGGTAAATATCTTACGATTGTAGAGGGTGAGTGTGATGCTATGGCTACATACGAACTACTTGGTAGTAAGTGGGCAGTAGTCTCTATCAAAAGAGGGGCTGCTTCAGCCGTGAAAGATATCAAAGAGAGCCTTGAGTATGTAGAAAGCTTTGACAATGTTGTCATATGTTTTGACAAAGACAAGGCAGGTATGGAAGCATCACAGCAGGTAGCTAGTATTATCAAGCCCGGAAAAGCTAAGATAGTTACGCTTCCTAATGGGTACAAAGACCCTAACGATATGCTTAGTCAGGGTAAACATGCTGAGTTTACAAGGTCTTGGTGGGATGCCCAAGTCTATACTCCTAGTGGAATCATTAGGGTATCAGAAAAGAAAGATAAGTTTCTTAACAGAGAGACTAAACAAAGCGTAGCTTATCCTTGGGAAGGGCTTAACAAAAAACTCCTAGGCTTAAGGGCAGGAGAACTTGTAACCCTAACAGGTGGCACAGGTTTAGGTAAGTCTAGTATCACAAGGGAGCTAGAGCATTGGCTTATCAACGAGACAAAAGATAACGTAGGCATCATTGCTTTAGAAGAAGACTGGAAGCGTACTGTTGACGGTATACTTTCTATCGAAGCAGAAGATAAATTGTTTATAGATAGTGTCCGTGATGGCTATTCAGAAGCATCCCTATCAACCATGTTCGATAAAGTATTTGACCAAGACAGGGTATTTATCCATGCTCACTTCGGTGCTAATGATATCGATGCAATCTTTGCAAAGCTTAGATACCTAATCGTTGGGTGTGATTGCAAGTGGGTAGTCGTTGACCATCTACATATGCTTGTTAGTTCTATGCTTGACGGTGATGAACGAAAAGCTATTGACAGTATCATGCACAGACTTCGTAGTATGGTAGAAGAAACAGGTGCTGGTATAATTCTGGTCTCTCATCTTCGTAGGATTGAGGGTAACAAGGGTCATGAGAACGGTGTAAGTGTAAGTCTATCACACCTTCGTGGCTCTAACAGTATTGCACAGCTATCAGATTGTGTCATAGCCTTAGAAAGAAACCAACAATCAGACGATGATTTAGAAGCACGAACAACAAAGTTGCGTATACTTAAGTCAAGATATACTGGTGATGTAGGTATGGCTTGTTCGTTGGTATACAATAAAGACACAGGTAGATTAGCTGAGTACGAGGATTTTGAAATTCTAAACTCTAAAGCAGAAGACATCATACCATTTTAAAGGAGAAGAAATGCAGTTAGTATTTGACATAGAGACGGACGGCTTAGACCCTTCAGTTATATGGTGTCTCGTAGCACAAGATGAACTCGGTAAGTTCTATCACTTCTACGAAGACACACTTGACGAGGGTATTAAGTTCTTACAAGAAGCAGAAATGCTTATAGGTCACAACATCTTAGGATATGACATACCTGTAATCAAGAAACTTACTGGTGTTGATTTGTATAAAGCAGAGAAAGTAATAGACACCCTTGTTTTATCTAGGCTACTGAACCCTACAAGAGAGGGAGGACACAGCATAGCTAAGTGGGGTTACAAACTAGGGTTACCTAAGAAAGATTCTCCTGAGTGGTCTGCGTTTACAAAGGAGATGTTATCTTATTGTGAAAGAGATGTAGATATAAATTATAAATTATTTAATTATTTGAAAAAAGAATCTTTAGGTTTCTCAAAAGAATGTATAAAGTTAGAACACAAAGTTACACATATACTTGAACAACAAAAGAGAAACGGTTTCTTATTCAATGATGAAGAAGCAATCTTCTTGGCATCAGAACTAAGCTTTAAGTTACAACAAACAGAATCTAAAGTTCATGAAACATTTAAACCTATTTGGATAGACGATAAAAAAGTTGTACCTAAACTAAAAAAAGATGGTAAACTTTCCAAACAGGGATTGACAGAACAGGAGTACTCTGATATAATAAAGGGTACGCTTGAACAAAAACCCTTTATGAGGAAGACTCTTCAAGAGTTTAACTTAGGGTCTAGAAGACAGATAGGTCAGAGATTACAGGAGCTTGGGTGGAAGCCTAAGAAATTTACTCCTACTGGTCAAGCTATTGTAGACGAGACTACTCTAAAAAAGATTACCCATATCAAAGAAGCACAGCTTATAGCAGACTTTCTTTTGTATCAGAAAAGATTAGCACAGGTTCATTCGTGGATAGATGCAGTCAAAGATGATGGTAGGGTACATGGGTCTGTCATATGTACTGGTGCAATCACTGGTCGTATGGCTCATAGAGGTCCAAACATGGCACAAGTACCTGCTGTTTACAGCCCGTATGGTAAAGAATGTAGGTCATGTTGGATTGTACCAAAAGGTTACAAGCTTGTAGGTATAGATGCAAGTGGATTAGAACTTAGATTGTTGGCACACTATATGGCTGACGAGGATTATATAAATGAAATTATCAACGGAGATATTCACACAGCTAACCAGCAATTTGCTGGGCTTAAATCAAGAGATGAGGCAAAAACTTTCATCTATGCACTCATTTACGGAGCAGGAGATGAGAAAATTGGAAGCATCATTAAAGGAAACAGAGCAGATGGTAAGCGATTGCGAGAACGGTTTCTTACTGGTCTACCAACACTTAGAACTCTTAAGGAACGAGTTGACAGAGCTTCGGAGAAGGGATATCTCAAAGGGTTAGATGGTCGTAAGATTTTATTAAGGCACAAACATGCAGCCCTTAATACTTTATTACAGGGTGGTGGTGCTATTGCCATGAAGAAAGCACTTGTTATCCTCGAAGATAACATAAGATTAAATAGTTTAGATGCAAAGTTTGTAGCTAACATTCATGATGAGTGGCAGATACAGGTGATAGAAAGCCAAGCAGAATTTGTAGGTAAGCTAGGTGTAGAAGCATTAGAAAAAGCAGGAGACCACTATAAGATGAGGTGTCCTTTAACAGGTGAATATAAAATAGGAGATAGCTGGTATGAAACCCACTAAAGAAAATAGAAAGAAGTTTGACCTTGACTTAGCTTACGGTACAGTAAGAGAAGAAAAGATAGCAGAGATGTTGACGGATAAAAAGATAGAAGTAAAGTCTGAGAAAGACATGTGGCAAAAGACAGGTAACATATGTATAGAGTATGAGTCATGGGGTAAGCCTTCAGGTATCAGAGCTACCGAAGCAGACTACTGGTTTCATAACCTATGTGTTGGAGACAACGAGTTCTGTACTCTTGTGTTTAAAACAGATGTACTTAAAACAATCGTAGATAAACTAGATACATTTAAAACTGTGTGTGGTGGTGACCACAAGGCAAGTAGAATGTTCCTTGTTAATCTACAAAAACTGTTCTCAACAGATGTAATCAAAGCCTTTAAGGAGGCAGAAAATGACAGCAAAAAGGCTAAGTAGTTTAGTACCTGATATCTATGCCGTGTTAGATTCTCTAACCGATGGTGCAGAACTAGATATCTCCGAAGAAACATACGAAGAGTTTGGTAAAGAGATGGCTGATGCTTTAAAGCATTGGGCTACACCTCAAGACAGAAGCTCTAAGGCAAATCTAAGGATGTCTAACATAGGTAAACCTGAACGAAGACTATGGTATGATGCTCACACTAGCTCGGACACAACTGAAAAGTTAGCACCGAACACACAGATTAAGTTTCTGTATGGGCATTTACTTGAGGTTTTACTTTTGTTCTTTGTTAAATTATCTGGACACAAGATAACCTCTATGCAAAAAGAAATTACAGTCAACGGTATTAAAGGACACATGGATTGTAAGATTGATGGAGAAGTTGTTGATGTTAAGACAGCTTCGGGTTATGCCTTTAAGAAGTTTCAAAGTGGTGGGCTATCAGACGATGACCCATTCGGATACCTTGCTCAGTTAGCTGGGTATGAAGAAGCAGAAGGAACAAGTAAAGGTGGCTTCTTGGTTATGAATAAAGAAACAGGTGAGCTATGTACTTACATCCCTGATGATTTAGAAAAACCTAACATAGTATCTAGGATAGAGAGGGTAAAAAAATTAATAGTGGCAGACACTCCACCTGATTTTTGTTACGAAGATGTAGCCGAAGGACTATCAGGTAACATGAAACTAGCTAAAGGATGTGGCTGGTGTCCTCACAAAATAGAATGCCATAAAGGGGCTAACGATGGGCAGGGGTTAAAAGCGTATAGCTATGCTAAAGGTCCTGTATATTTTACAAAGGTTGTTAAAGAACCAAAGGTTGAGGAAATACTAATATGAGTGGAAAGAAATCAAAACAAATAAGAAAATTATCAGAACAGTTTGTAGTAACTTGGTTGAAGTCTATGCTTACAGACAAAGAACAGAAGAAAGTATCTATAACTAACTTCAAACAATACTTACCTGAAGAGTCTCACTTCTATGCAAATAGAAAGCTAATGGTTTCAGCTTACACACCTCGTTGGTTTGCTAAGTTGATTAAGAAAGTAGCTGTAAACAAAGAGCTTAAAGATATTACTTACTCGGATGTTAGCTAGTGGTTGGATTTAGAAAGCCTAGAAAGGTTCGTCCTAAAGAAAA